CACATAGTCAACTGAGAAATACTTACCAATATAAGGTTCAGCAGCAACAAGAACGTTTAATCTATTTTGAATAAGTTCCGCTTCTTTAAGTTCAGCAAAATGATTATCATAAACAAAATCAAACTGAATGTGATCTGAAAGAATCTTCCAGTCTTCTGGTGTTACTATATTTTTTAAAATAAGTTGAGTTTTCAACATATCCATAAAAAGATGAGAAAATCTTTTTCTCATTCTGCCGACAAACTTTGTAAATTTAATTTCATCTCTTAAAATTTCTGAAGATCTTCCGAGATTAAATCCACCACCTCCACCCAAACGTGACTCTGGAACTCCAAGTGCTCTATAGAGTTTTTTCTGGAAATATTCAATGTCAGCAAGTTCTCCAAGATTTTGCCCGCCTGGGAGTGTAGTGATCTCAGTTCCCCTACCACCTTCACGACGAGGCAACCAGAAGTCCTCAAGCATTGACATCATTCTTTTATCATCACGAATCTCCCCAGTATTTGCATCATAAACTAACTTATTACGATACCGAGTCATTACATCTCGTAAGTATTGTTCAGCTTTAATCTTTGGGAGGTTGCCTACATCAATGTAGAAAATTCTTCTTTCTGGGGCACGAGATAAACGATAGATAACCAGGGAATCCTCAATCATTCGTAGTTGATTGAGGGCTTTGATTGCTTTGTGTAGATATGAAAGTACAACCTGTTTATTTCGGTCTACTAAACCAGAGTGTACATATGTAATTGAATCTTTAGAAATTCTTGCAGTTCCACCAATTGCGTTCTTAAAGTTGCTAGTTGATTGACCTGCACCAGTTCCTCTGATATTTGGGTCATACTCATAAAACTCTTCAACTTCTGGAGTTTCCATATTTCCATTTGCAGCCCTTCCATCAGTGACTGAAAAGGATGGATTCAATACATGTTTACCATTTTTCTTAATTTTCCTCACCAGTTTAATTTTCATGGGATCAATATATCTTATTTCTTTGATCCCTTCTTCTGGTTTCTGTAAATCAATGACTTTATGATAATACACTCTACCATCAACATACCAATTCCTTAAAATTTCATGACATCTTTTATCGAAGTCTAAAATTTCTTTGATATACTTAAACTCATCTCTGATAATTGATTTCAACTTATCTGAAGCCGGAACATTTTGCAAATCAATTTGAACAGGAGAATCATTTTGATCAGATACGATTGCTTCATTGATAATATCTTCGATGGCTCCATCAACCTCTGGGTGAATAGCCATCTCACGATATCTTTTAATTAGATCATATTCGGATTTATATACACCTTCAATATCAACATATTGTCCATAAAATCCACTAGACACATAAAAGTCCGAAGAATCTTCTTGATTCTCCGGAACAGGAGAGACGATAGATTTTTTTGATCTATCGTCCTCCGAATCTTGGATTTTAAAACCAAATAATTTAGGCATTATTCAAATATTAACTCTATTTGTACTATTTATAGAGGGTTCAGAACTTGGGGATCAGTACCCAATTGTGTTGTACCAGTAGAATCCAGTGCATCCCACCACTGTACCTGTAGATCTACGGTAAATTCTTCAATGGAATCTGAAGAATCATAGGATAGATCAATAGCACTAACCGCAGTTGGGAATATTCCATAAAACTTATATGCTTTTAAAACTGGAATTGCATCCCCAGCTCTAGCGGTAACAGGAGAAATAACATTAGATTGAGCGGATGAAACTGAAGTTCTACCAAATTGTTTTACAATAGCGTCTCTCTGATATTGAGCTGGATTAATCAATCCAGTGTTATCATCGTGTTTGTTAATCGCATTCATCCACTTTTCAAAAGCTGTTCTGATTGAAAAATCAACATCGTTAATGATTGTGATTGTCCAAACATCGAAAGTTCTATCTCCTGCAATTTTTAAAGTTCTTCCTCTAAAAGGAACTTCAATAACACCAACATTTGATGCAGGTAGATTTGCGGATTTAATCATAAATCTAGAAAGCTCACTTACAGTTCTAGTTTGATCTGTATTTGCATTTGTATTTGCTTCAGTTGCAAATGATGGGAAATTTAACTCAACTTCGAAAAGATTTGGACGAGCTGCTCCACCAATTAACCTTGCTTTAAAGTCTTCTAAAGTTCTGGAGCCGAAACTTGGGGTATTTGAAAATGCCATTTTTTTACCTCTGTAGGGATTGATGTTTTAAAAAATTAAACGGTTCCAACAACCTCTTCAAAACTAATACCAGTTCTGTTAGCGACAAAAGTAAGACCAATAAAGTTAATTGATCTTGCAGGTTTGATGAAAATGTCAGCCCTAAATTGATTTGCGTCAATTACATCTGGAGTATTGTTTGATTCATCACAAACAACTAGGAAGTCTGTAATTCCTCTCTTTGACTTAACATCACGAAGATATGGTTCAACAATGTTTACAAAATTTGTTCTGGTGATAACATCATTGAACTCAAAGAGTTGAGCTCTTGCAGCTCTAGAGATCGTATCCTCAACCGTCAAGAACAAACGACGAACATTGATTCTATCAAAAGCACTAGCGTTAGATAGTCCAGTCTTATCACCGAAAAGAATTATTCCAGCGCCTGGTGAGAATACTACAGGGTTGATTCTCTTAGGATATAGTAAATCTCTTTGTGCTTGGGATGGATTGAAAGCGAGTTTAATCGCGTTATTAATAACACCTCTTGAAGATCCAGCAGGGGAGAACCAAGGGTAGTTATTAATAGATGTTCTTGCCATTAATCCAGCCACATCACCATTCAATGGAACGTATCTAAACTCATTATTAAATCTATCATACATGTACTTGTATCCAGTATCAAATACTGCATATGATGAAGAACTTATAGCATCAAAGAATTTAATGACGTTATCTGTTTGTAAATCACTATTTGTTACATTGACAACTCCAGACTTTCTTGCAGAAATACATGCAATGCAGTCTTTTCTATTTTCAGCAATATCAATCAATCTATTTGCTTTTGCTTGGGCATCGAATAAACTATCTCCACTATCAGGACCTGCAATTAGGAAATTAATATCATATTCTACGGGATTTCTGAAGACTTCATATGAAGTTAGAATATCACCCAACGTGGCTGCCATTCCTCCACTAGCGGAAGAATAATCGTATCCATTTGATAATGAATATGATTTATTTCCATAACATCCAAAATTAACTCCAGAAGCTTGTTGGCCAGAAGCTATTGTTCCACCACTAGCTTGGAGATAACCATTAATTGTAGTAAACTTAACTCCAGTAACTGAATCGCTAGAACCAGCAAAAACGTATGAAGATACATTAGAGAGGTAATTCTTTATGTAAATATTTTCAGAAGGAGAAATCTTCCCGTCAGTAGCTTTTGATAGATTAGTATATTTTTCTAGAATATTACCAGATGTACCAGTTATTGAACCACTTTCATCTACAACAACAACGTGAATTTCATCGTTTTTTCCACCTCTTTCCTTAGAATATTGAGATGTTCCTGGTTTTGGTGCAATAGATTTCCAGTAAACGGTAGAATTTGATAATCCTAAAGTCTGTTGATCATACCAATCAACAGAAACATTAGTGGAATTGAGGAATAATCCTTCACCATATCCCAATGTCCCATCAGTAACATTTCTTGTATATCTTACTACCAAAGTAGTTGATGCATATGATACTGGAGATGCAGAGTCAATTAAAATTGTGCCTGTACTAATAGCGACAACTCTCGCGGATAAAGCTCCATTTTCACTTTGAATTAAATCCCCAACATTAACCAATCCTTCAGGAATGAGAGTTGGTGGATATGTAATTGTTGTGGATCCAATCCCAATAGTTGTATTACCTGGGAATCTAAACTTTTCTATTGAAGTAGCAGTTCCAACATTATTAAAAATTTGATAATAGTTTCCAGGACCATCTGGGAATCTGTTTAGTCCGGATGCTGTATAAGAAATTTCTGTAGCAAGTCCAGTAAAGTTATTGTGAAGACTTACGACCTTAACATCAATGCTACCTACGTTTACTCTAGTAATAATTCCTTTGACATAACCATCAAAAGTTTCAACAGTTCCAGCAGAAGTAGCATAACTGGTTCCGATTGAACAAGTAATAGCAAATCCTGCAGAAACACCAAAAGTTCCAATAGCTATTCTCTGATCCGCTAAAGCATCAATAACACAAACTTTTAGTCCATTAGCCCAAGATCCTGGATTTTTAGCTGCGAAAATCCAATCACTATCTGTGGCATGATTATTAATAAAATCTTCTTGACTGGCAATCTTTAGATTAACAGAAGTGGATACAGGATAATTTGCATTCAGTAAATTATCAGAATCCGTTCTAACTACCCGTAAAGTTCCTCCATATGAAAGATACGATGAAGCAGTTAACCAGTATTCAAACTGACTATCTGAATTTGATGGCTTACCGAAGGTGTTTAATAAATCTTGTTCGGTATCAATGAGAACTGGTTCGCCTACTGGACCCTTCACAAAAGGACCAGCAAAAGCACCTACTTGATCGTTTACTGCATCAATTCTACCTACAGTAAGATCAATTTCTCGAACTTTTATGCCAGGTGATACTAAGTTTAGCGACATGTCTTTCCCTCTGAAGAAGTTCAACTTAACTACAAATATTTATTATTTGCTAACTTTATATTGGGGAAATCGCCAATGAACACTACCAATCGGGATATTGCCAGTATAAATTGGTTGACTTTTGTTTTCTATTACTAATAATTCTATGTTTAGTACACTCTTTGCATTCATATGAATACGCAGAAGGCAAGTGACCTCTATCACTACGAGTCAAATAAAATCCATCTATAAGATCTTTAATTTCCCCACAAACTCTACATTTCCTTTCAGTTAAAAATAAATGTTCTAATTCAAATTGATCATCAATATCCATCATTGGTAATCCCACATAAAGGATCTATCGCCATACTCATCAATATGCCAACGATCTCCATCCCCGTCTACAAAACTTTCTCCACCATCCAATCCATCAGAAATAAAACCAAAAGGAGCCATATCTTGTTCAATTTGATTTTTCTGTTCATCATATAATCTTTTACGAACATCATTGTCCGTCATTTCTTTAAAGTATGGTTGAGCAATTAACCATGCAAAAATTACCAGACACATTGCAAGGTCATCATTACAACCATCTTCAGCTTCGAAGGAATTTGACTTTTGAATAAATGTTGTGAGTTCACTGATAGTATCGTAATCCTTAATAATAAGTTTGTCACCTTCAATCAATGTCTTGAGATTCATGCATCCAATCTTTTTGACATTTTTAGACATCTTAACTCCCATCTGAGATTTCTTTCCAGAAAATCCCTGACCAACTAGTTGTCCTGCACGACCTCTCATGGTACACATGAGAACATTGTCATATTCCAAGTCCATGTGGAGAATCTGACCCACTTGTTCACCGATATCATTAACTTCTACAAGAATGTATGCTTTGTTATATGCAACTGCAAGATCTTTAATGATGCTGGGAAACAACATTGGTTTGATTTGGTTGTCCCTATATTTTGCTACAAGACGATATGGAAATGCTGTTGTATCACAAATGGTGAATGCAGAGTAATCTTTTTCCACACCACGAGCTACATCCACTGTTAGAACATAATTGTGATCTTTCTGTGGTTCTTCAAAAATGTCCAAACCTGCGTTGGATTTAATTGGATCATCATATACTAAGGATCTGAGTTTTGATGCAGATACAAGAGTATCAACAGATCCTAGGAATTCACATTCAAACTCAACCTTAAACTGTTGTTCGGATGTGTTTGCAATAGTCTGGGCTTTCCACTTATCGTCCCTGCCAGGGACTTCTGACCAATGAACGTCCGTGGGTATATATTCATTCTTACCCCGTTCGGCGTCATGCCAAATGCGGTAGAAGTGGTTCATACCCTTTGGGGTGGAAACAATCAGGACTTTTGTACTTTGACCTGACGAAATAGTAGGATAAACAGAGGCAAAGAATTCATCAGCAATGTGATTTGGGATGAACGCGAATTCATCCAAAAAGATGACATTATATGATCCGCCTCGGACAGCAGATGCAGAAGTAGACGCTGCGATAATTTTGGAACCATTTTCTAGTTCTAACGATCTTTTATTCCATGATACAATACCTTGTTGCATCCACTTTGGTAGTTTCTCATATGCAAATTGTAATCTACTGAGTAGATCTTGTGCAGTAGATGCTTTGTTGGCTAGAATAGCTATGTTGACATTATCATTAAAGACCGCATAATGTAACAAATATGAAACACAAGTTGTAGATTTGCCTGTCTGTCGAGGCATTCTACAAATATTGAATCTATTCTCATGGAAATTAGTGATTAATTTCTCTTGGAAAGGATACATTTTAAAGGGTATCTCACCATAATCAAGAGAAACAATCTTGATATAATTTTTAGCAAAATATACAGGATCATTCTTGCATTTAACAAATTCAAGAACTTGTTCCTGTGTAAATTCTACGGCTACATTAGCCTTCTTGAGGTTTGGGTTCCCCAAATAAACTTGATCAGACATAATCATAAAATTATAATTTCGCTAAACTTGATACGATCTCTTGTTGTTTGAGATAAAGTTTAAAATAAGCTTTTGCAAACTCTATTGCTTCTTCTCTATCCAATTTATCTATAACCCTTGACTGTTGTTCATAAACTAACATCTTATTAATATCCGAAAGTTCAATATCAGAAGGGTCAATGTTCATTTTACTTACCTTGAATAACTACAATTGGTTTAGATGGATCGGTAGGACTTGGATACCACTGCAGTATAACTGCGCCTGGGTAAAACTTTTCAATTTCCGTTTTTACTTCATCTTTAGAGGGTCTCTTCATATTTGGGAAGAAGAGTTGAAGATTCATCATTGGTCTACCTCTCCAAGAGAAAAGTATAGTATAAACATTACCAGTAGATTGTATCCGTTGATAATCCTCGTTTGTCAATTGTCCAGGTTGGATGACTGAATCTGCAAGAGGAAGTGAGGGTCCACTCAGTTTCCTGAGGGCAGCAGACTTTTCATTAGGATTATTAGTTCCTGTTGCAAGATTTCTAATCTTTGCTTGTTTCTGCGCCTGTTTATGTCCAGAACCAATTTCAAAACTCATTCCTTCATTCGCAGGATGAACTTTTGCAATACTATATGGTTGTTCTGGTGATAATGATGCAGGAAGTGAGAACATTTTCCAATATCCCTCACCATATCTACACTCCTTCATCGTCTCATTCTTTTTGCACTTAGGACAATATCTTTGAACTTCGCCCATTTCTTGAAGTTCAAAAGATTCTTTTTTAGTTTTATTACCCCAGTTCTTTGCGCCAACTTTACGACATTTAACCAGAGCACCCGATGCATATGCAGAAGGCCAAACCTTGTAACGGGATTTTACCTTTGAATAACATGCATCTTTTTCTTCAGTCGCAACCATTTTAGCCTTACCCTTTCTGTCAGGATTTGGATCTTCTTGGTTCTTACGACGGAATGCACTTTCCTCTTCCTTATCGG